TCCTCAAGGTTTTCAAAGTAAATTTTGCGTGCTTTTAAATCTTCAAAGAACTCGCACAATATAGCTTGATGCTGCTCTTCTGTCGTAACGGCATTAATCTTGATTTCGCCATACCCAACTTCAGGGTCGGTAGCCCCAAGACGAATAAACCCTTCATCGTTTATTATTTCATAAGAATACATATTAAAACTAACTCAAACTAAGTGTAAAAAAGGTGGTGTTATTGGTGCTGGGGAAAGGGTTTGTAGTGCCGTTGCTGTGGTCGCTGCTAGTCCAAGTCCAACGCGCTGCCGAAACATTGCTAATAGTAGAGCCGTTGTATTTGTAAGTGGAGGGGACAATAGAAAAGAGGGACGCAGATGCGCGATTGAAGCTGTAAGTGTATCCGTTGCCTGACAGCGTTACAGTTGACCACCCACTATTTGCGGGGTGACTGGTTGCCCCAGTTGAGGCCACTCCGTCAATCAAAGTTAACGTCCACTGATTAATTATATTTAAAGCCAACCCCTCAGTGTGGGTTGTGCGGCCATTCAGCGTAAACGGAGAACCTGTCGCGTAACCAACTCTGTTGGCAGCGTTTGCATTAACGTGAAGCAACTCATGGCTCTGAGAATAGCCAATAGTAGTGACGCTTTGATTGCCAGAAAGGATTTGCCCGATGCTAGCACTCGCGCCATAAAAACTACTGAACGTCATCTGACTGTTCGCAGCGGCACTAATCAAGCCACGAATGTCGCTGTCGTTTATGCTGGCTTGAGTGCCTGTTGTGCCGCCAGCTTCAACGTGGATGTCGTTAAGGCTAATCTGCCCGCTACTTTGCAGTGCCATTCTTCAAGTCCTCAATCTCAGCTTTCAGTTCCTTAACGGCCTCAACAAGCAAGCCAATCACTTGGTCATACTGCACAGTCTTATATGTCTCGCCTTCTTCGCCGTGGAAAACAGCCTCATCCTCAATGACAGCAGAGGGGAGAACCTTCTCTACGTCTTGGGCAATCAAGCCAGCCGACTTGCGGTCATCCTTGAGGTAGGTAAAGGTGCAACCATTAAGCTGCTGCACTTTGGTCACTGCGTCCTCAATCGGTGCAATGTCTTTCTTGAGGCGAATGTCTGAGATGGTGGTGGAGTATGCGACCACGTTTCCGTCAACGTGTAAGTCGCCATCTGTTTCCAATCTCATCTCCTCAGTTTCGTTGATGCCAAATGAAATATAACGACTAGAACTATTGTGATAAATGTGCATACCATCAGCGTTTAAGGCAATCGCGCCAGTATAACCATTGCCATCAAGCATAAGTTGACCATCACTTGTCGATGACATACTGATGTCAGTGTTATCACCCACGCGGGCATTGCCATCAACGTGTAACACTTCTTGAGGCGAAGTCAGGCCGATGCCGACAAGACCGCCGTAGGGGTTTATTAGAATATTCTCCCCCACTGTGCCACTTGCTGATGCAGCTTGCATCATCACATTGTTTGAACCTGCGTCAGCAATAAATAAAGACCCAGTTCCAGATTGAATATTAAATCGGGCGTTTGACTTGTCGAGAAACTCTGTTCCTGTTAGGCCAGACGGAACACCATCTGCCGTTTTAACATGAAGACCATTAGAGGGCGAACTCGTGCCGATGCCAACGCAATCATTGGTGCTGTCAACGTGCAGGGTGTCAGTGTCAACAGTCAGGTCAGCATTGATGGTCAATGCACCAGTCATTGTATCACCAGACTTGGCAACGAATGAAGCACCATCAGCATAGGCATCTACCCAAGATGTGCCATTATAGACTTTCATCTCCCCATCAGTGCTGTTGAAATACAACGCCCCGGCTACCAGTGCATCACCATCATTATCAACAGTAGGGTCAGATGTTTTTGTTCCGAGGTAGCGATCATCAAAGCTATCAAACGAAGCTAACGTGCTATCCCTTGCACTTTCTGCTGCTTGTTGTGCAAGTAGCGCATTACTAGCGCTAGTAGATGCTTCACCCGCTTTTGTTGTTGCTGTATTCGCATGACCTTGAGCAGTGGTAGCATGACCTTGAGCAGTAGTAGCAAAACCAGACGCATTTGTTTCATGCCCTTGAGCATTGCTTTCTGCTGTTTCTGCGGCATTCTTGTGAGACAAGGCATCACTAGCACTTGAGGCAGCGTTTGCTGCATTAGTGGCTGCATTTTGAATAGCAGTCAGATTATCTGTAACATTTTGCATATTAGTCGTTTGACCAGCAACAGTCGTTATATTGCTATCATTAGCTGCTACAGTTGTTACTTGAGAAGAAAGCCCAGAAACAGTTGTCACTTGGCTAGAAATACCAGCAACAGTAGTGACGTTAGGGGAAATAGAAGAAACTGTTGTAATTGCATTGGTCGCAACAGTCCCGTCTTGAATGTCAGCAAGCAGCGCAATATCAGCTTTGATTTGAGCAATGGTGTTTGTATCAGCAATAGTCGGGCCAACTTCAACAGCACCAGTAGTTTCATTAAATGCAAGCACTGTCCCTTTACGGGTGTCTTTGTTAGCAAGAACAAGGGTAGCAGAAGTATCAGAGTCAGAAAGACGAAGGCCACGATCAGCCAAATCCTTCATGTCTGCAATCATAGCAACGACTTTATCTAGTTCGGTGTTCAAGGATGCGACTTGGAACGGGCCGGAGGTAGGAAAGTCAGTTGTGCGTTCTAGGGTAACATCTCGTGTAATAACAATTACATCCCCAGCAGTAGCACCAGTTACCAGTGTAATGCTGCCTGTAGAGCCACTACCGCCAGTTACAGCGTAGTGCGTTGTCAACGTTTGAAGAGTGTCATTGATATACACATTCAAGTCTGTGTTATCAAAAAACTCAAATGGCACTGTAAATGCTGTCTGGCCTGATGTCGCCGTATATGAAATACGGGGGCTGTTATCTGCGATCAAAATAGTCATGGGTGCATCCTATCACAAGTGTTGCTTATCATAAAGGTTATCTCTCATTTATTATGCCAATGTCTTCCGACAAATCAGCTAAATCATATTGCCACGGAATTGTCAGAAAATTAGGCGTATTTCTTGCAAGTTCCCTAACGCCCTCATCTACCTCGCCATTTACAAAGTTTGAAATTGATTTTCCGTAGCCATGTAATAAACCTACTGGCGCACCAAATGGTGCAGATAAAGCATCATACCCGTCAATGCCATAATATTTTGGCTTAATAAACGATTTCTTTTCGTCAATAACTCCAGCACCAGCCAACATTTCAAGACCTGTGTAAGCTATATCTCCATAGATTCCCGCTAATCCAGCATAATCAATAGACCGGGCTAATATGTCTTGATAGCTATTATTTTCAAACCACCAATCAGACTTACGCATTTTCAAAACGCCATATCCAAGCGCAACGGCTGACATTACTTGCACCATGCGATGTCGCTGTGTTGGGTCTGCAAGACGGGCAGTAACACGAGGCAAAGCACCAAGACCAAAACTCATAAACACAAATGGCAAAGCTAATACCCCATCCGAAACCTTAACAACCTTTTCATCCCCCACAGAAACACGGGGATCAGGCTCAAGGCCAAGTGGCTTCATCCATTTTCTATACTTAACGTATGCTGCGCCACGGACAATAATTGGCTTGTCTGCGTTGGAGGCAATCACAACAGTATTATGAATACCTGTCTCCAGCGCATTTATAAACGATTGTTTAGCTGCACGATCCTTTGCAGTTCGCCCACTCCATTCGCTTACATTTGCAAAGAATAGCGAGTTAGGTTTGCTATACGGAGTTTCGCCAGCATCATTTTTGATATTAGCTATATTTTTTGCGGTATCTTCATCAATGCCCATACGAGCAAGAAAGGCAATATCTTTGGGATCAATTTTACCATCTCGCCACTCAATAGAATGCTTAATGATACGGCTAGAACGCAACATGCCATCCATGCTGCGCCACATCTTTGTCATAGGGGTAAGAAAACTACCGACGAAAGGAAGAGAGTGGTATCGTTGCATGATGGAATTGATTAGCTTTTCTTCACGATACAACTCGCCCAAACGGGTGTTGTCAGACGTAATCCTGTTGTTCATACCTGTTTGCGTGTAACCCAATGCCTCTACATATTCTGCATTTTCTTTGCGAGATAGTTGAGCAGTAGCCCGGTCAATCGGGCTGGTTATCAAATCAAACCACGGCCTTAATCCATGCTGACCAATAATCCCGTGAAAGTCACCCATAGTGGCTTGGGCTGCTCGACCAAGATATGTTGCTTGAGTCAGGTTTTTTAATACATTGGCAAAACGGCCAGTCCAACGCGCTGGGTCTGTAATAATCGCACCACGCAATGAATCAAAATCAGCAACCATGTCCCTTTTGTAGTCTCGAATAGCTTTGTTGCTATATCCAGCTTTTGTAAGATCAATTTCCGCTTGTTGCAAAAACTCATCAAAGCTTTGATCGCCAAAAAACTTTCGATACTCAATAGACAGCGCCATCTTGCGAACATAGTCATGCAAAATTGATGGGTCTGTATGAATAAACTTGAGAAGTTCGTAATCAGGAATGTTACCAAGACTTCTAAAGTTTACAAATTGAGTGCTTAATTTACCCGACACAGACGGATCATAAGAGTCGGTGCTAATAATGGTGTCAACAATACGCTCGGCACGTTCCCTTGCGCCAAGTTGAACATAATCACCAACAGCATCATCCCAATAAGATGAACTCTCATCTGGGGAGTATCTTATAATTAACTGAATCAACTCCTCTTGCATCTGAGGGTTAGCTGCAATTTCTTTTGAGCGATATAGTCGGCTCAAGTAATTTTGTTTTTTCTTTAACTCAGGCAATCCGTCTAGCAATCGTTTCTTTTTTTCAAGTCGCCCAAGTTTTTCTTGAAGCAGGGAATCTAGGTTGCTTCCCTCTTCAATAGCGTCTTGCAAGTATGCCTTGTTAATCAGATTAATTTCGTCATTTGTTTTCTTAATCAAAGAAGGAATGTTTTCAACGCCATCCATCAAACCAACAGCCTTGGCTTTCTCAAGAATGTCATCATAAACTTTATTGATCTTGCCAATGGCTTTCTTTTCATAATCGGTGAGTGACCTAGAAAAAGATGGGTCAGCCATCTTTGCCCGGAGATGAATCAAATCAGAAAATTCTTCCGAAAAGCTATTCGTTCCCGACATTTTCTTTGTAAGAAACTCGTCTCGTTGACCAAACACAGAAGGGGCTTCCGTCAAGTCGCTTGCGTTTTGCACCTGTAAGTCTTGCAACTCAGCAATTAGATTGTTCAAATCTGTTTCATACTTACGAGTGTTGGTTTCAATAGACTGCACACCCAACCCCTCGGCATTTCTATCAAGAGTTACAGCATTATTTTCAACCAAATCAGCATGTTTCTTTTTATAGTAATCAGGCAAGTCCGAAGCACGAGTTCGCTTCAACGGAGTAGGGATCATATTGAAAAGAGGGTGGTCGGAAAGGAGTGTTTTCTTTTGACCATAACCTGATGTCATTTGTTTTAATGCACGTTCATTTGTCTTATCAACCCACTTCACAAGCGTTTTGGGATCTTGTGGGCGACCTGATTGCCGCGCAACCTCACGATGAACAAGAAATTCCATGTATTCAATCGGGCTTGGAATATCCATTTGGGCAAGCGGCTTTGCTCCCTTAACCTCTGCCTTAGTCCACGGCTTCTTGTAAAAGTTTTCAACTACCTGTTCATAATTGATGTTGATCCCGTCCTTTGACAGTTCAACACCATCACCACGTTCATTTACTTTGCCTTCATAATTTAACTTAACACCATCAACCTCATCACCGAGAGTAGTTCCACGAGATGTGCCAAGTTCAAAGTTTCTTTGCGCTGCGTTGCCGCTAGGGATTAAGTTTCGTGCAACAGACGGAACAGAACCAACCAAACCACCTAGCCCGGTATTAGCAGCCATGTTGACCGCAACCTCTGTAGGTGTAGCAAGATCATCAAAGGGAACACGGATAGCTTCGGAAACACCACCAACTACCGCACCACCTTTAGCACCAGCCTTAAAAGCTTGTTTAACACCCATAGTGCCAGTGACCATGCCACCAATGCCCTTCATAATAGGCACAGGGAATGCAAGGTTTAGTGGATCAAGGAGGCCAGCCACCAATGAATTAAAAATGCCAGACTGCCCTAAAACAGAACGCCTTTCTAAGTTTCTTTTTATCGAGTTTACCTTAAAATCAAAATGTTCTTGGTTTCTCGCACCAACTAAATGCTGGGCATACTCCTCATGCCCCTTAACGGCTTGAGCAAAGTCAAAGTCTGGATCGCGCGGAGCATCCGCAAAATCCATAAGTTCATGTGCAAAGTCTGCAATCGGGGCATACTGATAACCCAACTGAGCCTGTAAAGTTTCTACAAAGCTTGCCGGAGTATTAGATGTTTGGGAGTTACCAAAATCAGCAGTGTAAACTGGACGCTTCATATAAGGACTTCCCTATCTTGCAACTATCGAAGCAGCTTCCTGTGGAGAAAGCTCGCCCAAGCCACGTGGAGTTGTATCTACAATTAAATTGTGCTTGCGAATCGCCTTATCTTTTTCCTGCTCTATCCGACGATCCATAAACTGCTTAATTTCAGCCGCGCCAAAAGATACCTGAGTGCCGTTTGCGCTATACATTGGCGTTCCATCAGGCCTCACAAACTTATATTGAGCAGTGTTGTTTGCACCCATCTCAACATCAAGATAGTAGTCAACACCCAAAGTAGGTTTCTTGTATGCTGGAACTCTGCCAGTTACATCCGGCTCTGGTTTATAAAAAGACAAAAGAAGATTATTCATTGTTGCGTCAAAAACTTTTAACTGTTCTCTGTCAAGAAACGCCTCAGGAGCATAACGACTTCTTGCTTGAACACCTTTTTGTTGTCGAACTATAGATGGTCGAATGTATTTACTTGCCACATAGTTTTGTCGATATGCGCCAGTAACAACAGAATCAAGATTAGCCGGGTCAGACAAAGCAACTGCAATACCAAAGTCTGCCATTTCAGCAACATGCTCTGGAAGGATTTCTTTGTTTTCTTCCTTCAAATACTTAATCATCATGCTTTGCATGTCTTTCATAGGCTCACCAGATTCAGTGATAGTAGAAAAGTTTTCGCTCAATACAGAGTGAACAGTAGCTAAATCTTCTGGTTTGTTTTGAGGTATGCGCCGAGCAAAGGCCAGCGCCTTTTGCGGGTCATCGCCATAGTTTTGCATAAGACTATCAAGCCTAATTAAAAAACCAGCCTGATCTTTAAGGCCATATGCAGAAAGATTTCCATTATATTTTGTAGAAATGTTTCTATATAAATCTACGGCGTTTCTAATTTGAGCGTCATCAACCTCACTTAAAAACTTTAACGAATCAAACGCACGAACCATTTCGCTAGAAGCAAATGGCGCGTCTAATGCTGTCTGGAATAAAGCATCACGAGTTTTACCGACTTGGCTAAACATATTCGCAGCATTAATTCCAAAGCTGGCATAAACAAGGTCGAGGTCATCTTGATTGGCTTTAGTTAGTTCTGCCGGAAACCCAGAACTCATAAGATTTTGCACATTAAGCTGGGAAGACAACACTTGCTGTTGCTTAAACTTTGCCTCTCTAAGCGAGGAAAGAAAGGTATTTAGTGTGTTCCTTCTTGCGGTTTCAGAGGCTGTTTCCTCAATAAAATCCTCAAGCCACGGCATATCTTTTTTAATTGCCTCTGGAATAACGCCAGACTCAATTCCAGCCTCCAGCAAAACCAACTCTTGATAGCTATAACCCTTTACAGCATTTTGAATACGACCATTGCGAAGCTGGTCATTAAGTATATTAGTTAACTCTCTGCGCTTTTCTCCAGTCATATTGAAGAACTGCATTGCATTGTTGTCTAAGTCATCTAGGACAAGTTGTGCTGTAGTTTGTGCTTCTTCAAAATCGCCATTTAGAGCATAGCTGCCAACCATGCCAATAGTCCGGCGAATGTCTAACTCATACTGAGAACGCGACAGTTCTTGTTCTTGATTAAACTTTTGAGTCTTAATGTCTGCAATGTTTCGTTGCCGCAAAAGAGCAGCGTCATCAAGAAATGCACTAGCCACTGCACCGCCACCAGAAGCAGAAAGATTCTTAGCAGTCTCTTCCATCCAAGTGCTAAAGTTACGAGAAAACTCTTCTTCAGTTCTATATAGCTGACGAAACTCTATTGCTGTGTTTACAGATTGTTCTTTCAGTGCAACTGCATATTTTTTGTTCAACTCTTGTTGTGCAGTCTCATAGCCAATCTTACCCAAGCTTGAAGGCGGGTCGTGATAAACTACTTCTCCATTCTCATCAAGAGCCTGAACCTTTTCAGCAAAGTCTTTGCCGGCTTTTACCTGACGAGTTTCTTCAAGTTGAAAGAAAGTATTGGCAATAGACCCAAGAGCCTCAGCCTTTTGTGCTAAAACTTTATCTTCTCCAGACGCAAGACGAACAACCCCAATCGGTTTGTTAAGGACACCTTGCCCGGCGCGTGTTCTTTTAATCTCAACAGCCATGCTATCCTCTATCCATCAATCCATCAGAAGGAGTTCCAACCAATGTTGTTGTCGTCGTGCTAGGTGCTTTATAAAGACTCGCAGCAGTAAGAGCAGTGTTGAACAAGCTTTGACTCGCTTGTGCTTTATATTGCTCGGCGGTAATCCGACCTTGACTGCGAGTTTGCTCTGCTTGAGCCTCAATGTTTTGGATCTCGCGGCGTTCTTGTTCGCGGAGTCGGTCAACATCAACGCCATAGCGTCTAGCCTCTTCTTTGCGAAGTGCTTGGATACTGCGATCACCACGACCCATAAAAGCAGCCAACGCAATATTAGATGCAATAAGTTCGTCAAATTGCTCTGAACGCTGCCTGTGCTGTTGCGCTGTAATTTCTTGAACGTCAAAACGCTGCTTGCGTATTTCAGCAGCTTGCCGTTCTGCTTCACGCCGCGCGGCTCTTGCAGCGCGTTTGCTTGCGCCATAACCGCTAATGCCAGAACCGATTGCCATTGCTAGTTGAATAGACATTAAAACGTCACCTCAATAATCATACCATTTAGTTGTAAATCAAAAGGAACAGACTGACTAACAGTAACAGACGGGTCTTTTGAAATACCAATCAATCTAAACTCTTTTCTACCAGTAAACTTTGGCCTATCCAAAGAGAAATCATCATTTACACTTCTGATAATCATATCCTTACTATTAACTGATGCTGACAATGTATCTTGCAAATCGAGAGTAACCATATCAATTTTGCGCGGAGCAGCAGTCATCGGGCCACCACCCATCAACGCATCAATAGGCATTGTCTGTAGGATAGGAGTAAATTGATAGCCAATATAAGCTGTAGTAATTTCTTTAACGCTAGACACATCAACTTGTCCAGAAGCAACAGTAAACTCACCAATGTAATCTGTGCCACTAACTACACGAACCACAGCGCCATCAGAAAACTGGCTGCTAACATTAAACACACCAGCAGTGCCACTGAACTCATCACAATAATCCATTGGCATTTCTTCATTAAACTTTTCAAGATAGTAACGATTAGTGCCATCGCCCTGATCTCTTATAGCAATGCAATAGACATTGCGGTCAACAGCGCAAACACTGTGAAACTTGCCCGGCGTATCCCACAGCATCCATCCTGCACGTTGATCGCCGCGAGAAGAGTAAAAGACAGACATAGTGCCGTCATTGTTAATTAAAAAGCAGTATGACTCAGCACGATCAAAACCACCTTTAATGCTTGCAGATTGGATGGGTGAACGCATTAGGTGAGTAGCAGTTACAGACACATTTTCTGTATTGTAGGCCTGTTCCACCTCACTATACACATAAGACCCCAGCATCTTGCCAGAGGCTTGCGTATAAAGCGTTGCACCATCAAAAGGCTGTGGTCGCATATAGGAAGAGCCAAACGGCGTTTGACGCTTAATTATGGCGTTTGCAGGGGTAACAGGTCTATCAGTGAAAGCAGGAATGAATGACTCAGAAGAAGCAGAGAATATCTGTAGGTCACGATTAACCACAAGATGCCGGATATGAGAGAACTCACCAAAGTTAGAGTTAAGATCAATGGCATCGCTATCTGCACCCGTCCCTACATCAAAGTTAAAAAAATTATTTGATTTAGAAGCCCAAACATGACCGGGCTGTGCTGTCGTTCCGGCAAACCACAAACGACCTTCATGGAATGTTACAGCAGCAGGGTAGCCGCGAACAGCAGAGTAAGACTGCTCATACCACTCTGGGGTAGCAGCAGAACTCGAAACCTCAACAGAACCACCACCAATAGCGGAGGAACTTGCTGTTTGACCCGCACTATATTCAAAAGTATTTAGATCAATAACTTTTGTTACTGTTTTAGAGCCTTCTGTATGATTGGTATTAAGACCTCCCAAAGCCCCCACACGATCGATAACAAAAGCGTCCCCAACATCCATACCATGAAGAGGCATAGTAACTTGAATATCAGTAGCCCCTGCAAAAACCTCAATAGAATCAGGAGCAAGGCGGCGCGTAATCGTGCCAGTAATATCGACTCTAACTTGGGTTGCGCTGACATATGTTACAATCTCACAAGGGGTATCACCAATAAGCAGATACGAACCAACATGACCTGATACAAAGTAATCGCTGCTTGCTTGAACAAGAACGTTTGTGCCGGACGTAGCCGCAGGGTCTAGTGTAACACCAGCTTTTTGGAATTTATAGTAAGGTTGTGTTGGCGAGTCAGCATTGCCATCGTTCTCAAATGCAAAAGCCTCAGAGACAAAAGTCTTCAACCCAGTCCGGCGAATGACACGTGGCGGGAAAGTTTCGTGGCAAACAATAGTAACATCTCCAGAGGAGGCCATTGTAATTTCTTTTAATTTTGCTGTTGTCCACGGACAGTTGGTAGAGCCAGATAAACTAACGGGCGTAGTATCTACAGCACCAGTAGTGGGGTTTATAAAGAAAATATCGAGGGCATTGTTTTTATAACAAAAGATATATTGTTCATCGTCTGAAAAAATAAATGGCTCAATGCGAATTTCTAACTCATTTGCAGGAGTTACAGTATCGCTAAACTTGTAGATGAACTCACCGCCAGCACGTTTTTTTACACCACCCTCGTTAATAATAATAAAGTTACGCACCTTTTGCGCGCCAGCCTGATAGACCGCAGCGTCAACACGAGATGTAAAAGATGGGCTAAGTTCGCCAAACTGAAAGCTGTGAAGCGGAATCTTAATCTTCGCCATTATGACAGCCTTTCAGTAATGAACCTCGAAGTCGTAAGTTTTTGTGTTGTGTTTTGCTGGCTGTCCAGATTGCGCGCTTTAGCCATAAGGTTGTTGGCTTTAATTTCCATAATCTGTGTCAAACCCTCGTTTCGCGCAATAGAACTTGCAAAGATGGCAGCAAGGGCATACTCGACAGCAAGTGTAAAAAATGAAGGCCAATCAGACTCATCTGCACGATAGATGTAATCAGCAATAACCTCATCGGCTGACGAGGTATTGGTGAATACTTTGTCACCATAGATTCTATGTTTTGTTTTATTGTCATTTACAGTGATTGCATTAAGCATCAATAGATTAGAAGGAAGCTGATAAGCTGCATCATAGCGGCCTGTTGGCTCATCGGTTAAACGATTAAGCTGGGCTTGCTCGGTAGCAAAACTCCAGCGTGTGTTACAGAGACTAGCTTGCGCTACATCTTCATACATATTTACAGCGACTAACGCCTCTGTCGTATTGTCATTAAAAGAAGTAATAGGCTCTGCCCCAATGAGGATCAAAGCCCGTGAACAAATGTCAATAGCACTATTAGCAACTGTAGAAGTCATTACTTACCCCGCTAAGAAGGGGGGAGCAGCAGTCTCCTACCGCTCCCCTACCAGACTTAGTTGTTGTCCAGAACCTCATAGACACCATTGTTATCAATAACAACAGCACCCATGCTCATGTGAGCAGTGACCAAGTGTGCAACTTTTTGCGGCACATAGTTCACTTCGGTAGCAACATCAGAACCAACAGCAAGGCCAACAGCTGAGGAGTGATAAGCAATGTTTTTACCAGCAGTAACAGCAGAGGTTGAGAATACCTTAAAGCCCAAGAACTCTTTCATGCTCATACCACCAGCAAACGGAAGGTTTTGTTCACCAACAAAATCGCTAGAAGCAAACTCGGTAATGTTGAATAGATCAGCATAACCAGCTGCATTCATAGCGAGGTAACGATTACCGTCCTCAGGAATGTCTGCCGAACCAAAGGTTTCGAACAGAGTCAAGAGGTCAGCTTTCACCAAAGCACCAGTCGTGTCAGCAATAGCCGTGCTGTTTGCGCCGCTATCCATAGCAGTGTAAATCAGCTCGTCAGTTTTGCGACCCAGTGCATATGCAGCAGATTGAGCAACAGCTTGACGCTCATCAATATTCGTTTTGATTTCGTCCAGCTTGTCGATGTATTCCGGTGCATAGTGATCCGTCAGGGTAACAGTTACGTTACTGTGTTCCAGACGGTCGCCAGTTGAAGGATTAGACATTGTAGTAACGTCAGAACCACGGCTTTTGGTGTTTGCTGCACCTTTGCCGATTTTTTGGAATTTAGCAGTAGAACCTACGACCCCAGTGGCTTGACGGACGGTGTTGCGAAATTTCGAACCCATACGCTGATATGCCAAGTGAACCTCAGATTCAAACTGCGTGATAAAGGCTTGATCAATAGTATTAGCCATTGTTTATCTCCAGTTTAGAGTTTCAATTATGTCAGGATTGGTTGTCCGAGCATCGCATCATCTGGTTATCCGTTTCCGGGCCATCCGCTATCTACGGGCCGCTAACAAGGGAATAATGCCTTAAATGTTGTATTTTGGCAACAAAAAAGAAACACCGCCTACTAGGGGAGAGGCGGTGCTTCGGGAGGGTCTTCTGTAATGTTTTATTTATACAGTTTTGCAAATCCTTCATCAACCTGTCGAACATAAGCTGGATCACGACGAGTATTGTCCCAATAGCGCGGGTCTTTCATCATAGACTCAAGTTCTTGCTTGCCAAGCACTGTTGGAGTTGTTGCATCTCCGCTAACACCACCATCTGAAAGAGCAGACATAAAATGCTCAAGAAGCTGAACGCCTTCGGCGGTTTCACCCATACGCATAATTTCAGACTCAAACTCAGCCGGAACATTCTTTTGCGACCAAAGGGCTACAGCCTCAATACGTGCATTTGCATTGTCGCCAAGCTTTTCAACCTCGGCATCCAAGTCAGGCTGCGGAGGCAGCATTCGTGAAAGGCCTTCATTAAACTCATCTTGGCTAAAACCATTTTCCCAAGCAAAGTTCGACCACCACTCAATGTTAGGATCGATTGCAAGTTCATCCATGCCTTCCGGCAGGGTATAGTCACCAGCTTTTTCAGGACGGTTAGCAAAAGCTTCCGACTCGATTTCGTTCATAATTGACTCACGAAGTTCTTCTTGCCCCTTACCTAGCTTGCTTTCTAGGGAGGAATAGGAATTAACCAAGTCCTCTGGTGTGTTAAATTTTTCTGGAAGCCACTCAGGGCGGCTATCGGCTACCTCAGTTGTTACGGCTTCAGGTGCTTCGGCTGGTGCTTCCACATTATCTGTTGCTTCACTCATTTACTTTCTACCTTTTCTGCGTGTTTAATGCGCCGTTCAATTAGCGCGACTATAAAGCGTTGACCCTCCAAGTGTCGGAGTTCGCCATCGCTAATGCCTCCCCCAGCTACAGCGTCAAGTGTGACTGACCGCAGATAACGGAGAACCTCTTTCCCTGCTGGATTATTAAACAGGGCTTTGATGTCTTGCGAGATTTTTTCGTCCTCTTTTTGCGGGCGAGGATACCCGTCTACTCCAATATGTGACATTTATACCACACCGCCTTGCTGCTGCATTTGCGCCATCATTTGTTGCATTTGCTGAATTTGCTGCCT